TCACTCATCATCTTCTGTTTCGTACTCTACATCAGAAAGCCTGACCTCAAGCTCCAAGGACGTTGTGAAGCCGCTATTATTCAGAAAATGTGTCACCTTAGTGATTGTCCAGTCCTGCTCGTCTATGACGCGCTTAAAGCCTGACACTTTAACCGGTGTTTCCGTGTAAATATCTGCCCGACCGGTAGCCAGGCTGATGGAGAACTCCGCCACACCCCGTTGCAGTTTATCCCACTTCGCCTGAGCGGCGCGCATGGCCTGTGCTTTCGTGGCATATACCGTAGTCAGGGCAAAAACGTTGTCAGCCTCACCGGCCATGTATTCACCTTCGCGCGCTTCCGGTACTTTTGGCGCTTTCTTCTGCGTGACCGGTTTTGCTTTCGGGTGCTCCAGTGCGCGCAGGTGTTTTTCTTTCTTTTTGCGTTTCAGTTTTACCTTCTGCTTTTGCGGCTTCGGGTCTTTGGTGTGTAACCACTTTGCCGTTACGCCGGTATAGGCTCCACGATCAGCAATCGCAAAATGATGACGGTCACCGTCGCTGCGGGTGATGGTAATCTGCGGGATTTTTTTACCGCTGGCAGTCACCCCCTGCCCCGCTTTGAGAAACAGCAGTTTTCCCATTTTTACCGACACCTCACCGCCGTTGCGTTCAGCAAGACGGGTCAGGAATTTCGCATCAGACTCCTGCGACTGGTCGATGTGCGGGATTTTAATTCCGGCCAGTGACGGAGCAACACGGGCTTCCAGCCTGTTACGGGAGGCTATCGCCTCAACAATCGCACCGAGCGTGGTGTCATGCCAGGAGCCTTCCCGGCGGGAATTGAGCGTCCCGCGAAAATCTGCACTCCGGGCGCGGATGGTGACCACATCCGGCGCGCCCCGGTGTTCAACCTCATCAACGGTAAATTTCCCTTTGCATACCAGGGCAAAACCTTTCCAGCCGATATACACCGTCAGGACAGCGCCACGAACCGGCAGCCCGACCTGCCCGTCGGCATCGTTCAGTTCAATATCAAGCTGGTCAGCCTCAAAGCCCCGGTTATCCGTCAGGGTCATGCTCATCAGACGGTCGCTGATATTGCCGGTAATATCCCTGCTGTCGAGCATCAGCATGTAATCCGGCGTCAGCGTACTGCCTGCATCAAATGTCAGCGTATCCAGCATTATCCCGCCCCCGTCATACCCGTGAATTTAGTTGCCATACTGCCCGCCTTACCGATGAGCGATTCCGCCTGTTTACCGATATCGCCATAAAGCGCGGCCAGTGATTCATCAACGCGGGTAAGTGACAGCGTAAAATCAATTTTCCGGGGTGTGCCGTCTGCAAAGAAAATACTCCCTGTTTCACTCACCCTGCTGATGACATACATGCCGTAAATCATGCCTGTGCCATCCAGCAACGGCCACGCCCGGCCTTCCTCAGCCATCAGCCTGAGCGTGGTCATCGTCAGCTTGCCGCCGGTCAGTTCGGGATAAAGCACACCGGCAAGCGTGATATTTTCCTCGCCAACACCGAGAAACTGAAAGGCATCCCGTTTACCGATACGGGAATTTGACGGCCAGCGATAATCTGATTCACGCTGCATGGTCTGGTGTGGCAGCGTCTGGCGCATAAAAACAAACATACCTAACGCGAGCATCATTTTTCGTCACCTCCTTAACCGTCATGCATCATGCTGGCACGGGCACGCGCACGTTTATCCCGCTCGTATTTTTCGAGCGCATCCTGTAACTGGCGGTCAAGCTGTGTCCCCGGCGCAGTACCACCCGTCAGGCTGATGTGATATTCGTTTTTACTCTGGTCCACATAAGAGCGGCCAGCCGGTGCCGAGACTGGCTGATAAGCCTGATAGCCTGCATAAGAGCTGGTCGCCGGAATATAACCACCGGTGCCATACGTGGCGGCATGAGTTCTGGCGGCGGTCTGGTCAAGTGTGTCTGACTCTTTGTTGATGACCCCGAGTTTTTCCAGTACCCAGTCAATACCGCTGCGCAGTTTGTTGAACGCATTAAGCGGCAGCATCAGCGCGTCAGCCAGTGCCTGCCCGAACATGACGCCCGTATCACGGCAACGGTTCAGGGTGTCCTGGGTGGCTTTGACCGGGGCAATCAGGTTTTTAAACCACTGCCACGCGGCCTGTAACTTTTCGCCCAGCCAGTCAAACACCGGCTTAAGTGGCGTGAACAGTTCCCCCACCGGCGCAAATGCCGCTTTCAGCCCTTCAACCACACCGCCAAAGAATGCGCTGACAGGCTCCCAGTATTTACGGATAAGCAACGCCCCGGCGACAATGGCGGTCACCACGGCCACAACCGGCCAGCTAATCGCCCCGATGGCCGTCATAACAGCACTACCAACCGTCGTGAAGATTGCCCCCATTGCGCCTGCTACCGCGATAATGGCATTGATGCCGGTGATAACCGGCCAGGCTACAAGACCAATGGCACCGATGATGCCAGTAAGCGCCAGCGCGCCACCGACAATGAGGCCGATGGTTGACGCCAGTGATTTGTTTTTCTGGATCCAGCCGTCGAGTTTTAACACATACTTTGTGGCCGTCTGCGTGAGCTTACGCAGTGCGCCTTCCTGCTGGTCAAACAGGTCAGTCCCCACCGCCTCATAAGCGGACTGAAACTCCTTAAAGTCACCGCCGAGGTTGTCCTGCATGATATTTACCAGTTCTGCGGTCTTTCCGTCTGAGGCTTTAAACGCAGCGGTCAGTTTGTCCAGCTTTCCGGTTGACGCGGCAGTCATCAGCACAGCGGCGGCTGAGCTGGCCTCCTCCCCGAAAATGGTTTTCATGTATTCGGCCTGCTGGGCAGTACCGAGCCGTTTTTTCTCAAAACTGGCCTGCATTTCTTTCAGAATGGTAAATACTGGTCGGATGTTTCCCTTGCTGTCTGAGGTTTTCACACCAAGCTCTTTCAGTGCATCCCACGCTTTTCCCGTCGGTGCCTGCAGGCGACTTAACACGGCACGGCTTCCCGTCCCCGCCATTGAGCCTGTGATTTTTGCATCATGCAGCGCCCCGACCATTGCGGCGGTTTCTTCAATGCTGACACCGGCATTTTTTGCCACAGGTGCGGCATAGGTCAGCGCATCGCTCATGCCGTCAAAATCGGCGGCGGTTTTGTTCATCGTCATGGAGAGAACATCCCCGATATGAGCGACCTTATCGTTTGAAAGCTGAAAGGCGGATTTCATCCCCATCAGCAGGGCGGCGTTTTCTTCCATCGTGCGGCGGTTCGCCAGCGCCATATTCAGCGTGACCGGCGTTGCCGCCTGAATGGCATCAACATCTCCACCCGCTTTCGCAATGATAATCTGCGCACCGGCCGCATCATCCGCTGAGGCGGCGGTATTGTCACCGAGCTGGCGCGCCTGCTTGCGTAGTGCAGCCATTTCGGCGGAGTCTTTTGCCACACCGAGCACAGCCTGCAATTCTGAGTTTTTCTGCGCAAACTCATAACCGGGCATCAGCAGCTTAACTCCGGCCATCGTTCCCGCAGCAGCAATCCCCACACCGGCAGCGCCCACTGAGGCCATATTTCCTGCCAGTTCTTTTCCGGCCTGATAACGCTGTTTGACTGCGTTAAGTTTTGCCTGTTGTGCACTGACACGCGCCAGTGCGTCGCGCTGACGGTTAAGCTGTGCGGTGGTTTCACTGATACGGTTTTTCAGCCCCTGCTCATCATGTGCAAGATTGCGGGTATTAATTCCCACAGCGGCCAGTTCCCGCTGCTGGCGTTTAACGGAATCCGTCAGGCGGTTATATTTCGCCTGTAAGTCTTCCGCCGCTCGCTTTGCTGATTCCAGCACTTTCGCCTGAGCACGGGTCGGACGTTCGGTGTTTTTAAACTGTGTGGCAAGGGCTTCGGCTTCCTGCCGTGCCTTTTCAAGTGCATGACCAGTCACGGCGAGCTGTGCACTGGTCTTGCGAAATCCCTCAATACGGGATGCGTGACCGTTCAGCTCGCGCAGTGATTTTTGTGTTTCCCGGATATCCCCCGACAGCGACTTACTCGCTGTACGGATGGATTTAAACGGGCGGGATGCCTGGTCAACAGCCCTGAGCAATACCTGTAATTTTACATTGTTACTCATTCGTGTTTCCGCTTCGCCGGAGCGCCTTTTCGCGCCATGTGATGAGTTCGGTCAGGCTCATGGGATACAGTTCTGATGGCGGCCAGTGAAATATCACTGCCACATCCGCCATCAGGTCATCGACCGACAGATTTTTCGGAAACGTCACTGCACCGAGTTCGGCGACAAAAAACCGACCACCTTACCGGCCAGCGCCACAAGGTCAGGCAGTTCCAGTGCGGCGACTTCCTGCTCGGTCAGCATCGGTGCCGTCATGCGCGGCAGCACCTTAATCAGTGCATCGACTTCGGAGTTCGCGACCGCAGCCAGACTGACACCGCGCAGCGTCCCGGCACTGGGTTTCATCAGCGTGACTTGTTCGATAACCTGCTCACCACGTTTGACCGGATTGTCCAGGGTAATCACATTTTCTTTGTTCATGGTTTTCTCACTTATGAATCGGGGTTAACCGGTCAGCCAGGCTGACCGGATGAAAATCACAGGCCGATATTGCGGCGGTGTTGCTCCAGCCGGTCGACGCCGTTCACCTTCTCAATCATGTTGATGGTGTCGATTTCGACCAGCTCCTTACCGTCCATCGTCAGCCGGAAATAGGTGCAGACCACGGAGATTTTCGACTCGGTGTCTTCTCCCTGTTTACCCTCGCCGGTGTCGATTTCTTTCTGACGTCCACGCATGACCACCTCGACGGCCACCGTTTCGCCGGTATCGTCACGCTGGTAAGAGCCTGCAAAACGAATCGGCACAGCATCCACACCGGTTGCGGCGTAAAGCTCCCAGATAACCGAATCCGGGAAGCCCCCGAGCGACCACTCCATTGACAGCGCATCGTCATCAAGGCCGAGGTCTACCGGTGCGCTGCCGTTCATTCCCGCACCGCGATAGTTTTCGAGCTTACGGGTCAGTTTTGGCAGCGTGACGGACTTTGCAACGCCCTGATAGCTGTAGCCGTTCAGAAAGACGTTCATTAACTTGAGTTTGCGCGGCATTGCCATCGGTCAAGCTCCTTAATTGCTGTTAACCGAAGTGACCAGATTTGCCAGGTATTTATCGGTAATACGCTGGCGCAGGGTCAGGTTTTCGAGAGGAGGCACCGGTGTATAGTCGTAGTCGATATACAGTTTTCCGGCCTTGAGGGTTTCCGCATCATTGGATTCTTCGCTGAACCAGCAGGTCGCATCCACGATATAGCCGTTTGTTTTCAGCTCACGGAATTTGGCATTGATGCCGTCAACGATGTCGCGAATCAGCGTTGCAGTGATGGGCTTGTCCACCGCCCACATGTGCGCCTCAGCCATCGTGTCGGCCAGCACCTGCGCGGTGCGGGTGTAGTTTTCAAAGAGGAACAGCGGGTCATCAGAGCAGGTACGGTTACCCCAGAAGCGGAAACCGTCACGGCGAATCAGCGTTGTGACACCTGACTCGTTCAACAGGTCAGCATCGGTGCCGGACTCCTGCAAATCCCAGAAAACAGAGGCACTGATGCCGGTAACACCGTTTACCCCGACGTTGGACAGCGTTTTATGCCAGCCCTGCTCCTGGTCGATTTTAGCGCGCAGGCCCAGCGCACGGGCGGTGGCATACGCGGTGGCGGTGGTACTGGCGACCGTATCCCATGCGAGGAAATCCGGCCAGATGACCATCAGCTCACGCTGGCTGAAATTCTGGCGGTAGGCTTTCACCTCGGAAATGGTCTTACAGCCCCATGCGCTGATATACCCGAAAGCGCGCAGCTTCTGACAGACTGATGCCAGTGCAACAGCCACCTCTTTGGTGTCCAGTCCCGGCACGCCGAGAATACGCGGTTTAACACCGGTTACTGACTCCGCCGCCAGCAGGGCTTTCAGTCCGGTGTACTGACCGTTTTCGTCGGTGGTGCCGATGATATTGGAAACGGTCTGCGCGAGTTTCGTTTCTTCGTCTTCGCCGGTGCCGTCTTCCACACGTACGACAACGGTGACCGGTTTTGACTGGTCAGCGATGGCCTGTAACGACGCCGCCAGCGTGCCTTTTTTACCGGCCTTTGCAATTGCGCTCTGCACATTGGTAATCAGCACCGGTTTATTGAGGGGGAAGATTTCCGCATCCGCATCGCTGGCCGTGCAGACCATGCCAACAATGGCGGTGGATACGGTGGAAATGACGCGGGTGCCGTCGTTAATCTCCTGCACCTGCACGCCGTGATGATAGTCACTCATCCGTTTAACTCCGTGGTTAATGGGTGCAACTATTTTCTGTTGGGCAGTGCATAAGACGCTATTTGACCTGACTGGTCAGTGGATGAAACAACAGATTAAAGAAAAGGCGGGCAACTCGCCCGCCCGTCCTGATTTGTACTCACTCATTTTTCAACTGACAATTTACATAGCCCAAACGCTATCAAATCTGACAGCCTATTTTGAGCGAAAAGCAGACATTAGCATCCTTCTTATAGAAAAGGTAAACCTGCTTCTATTTGTTAATCAATAGAGAGTAAGTCACAATGGCAGATACGAATATCGGCTGGAGAAATTAAATTGAAACCAGAGCAAATGAAAAACAGGGAAGAATTAACTAGCTTTGCAACGAAACTTGCTACTCAAATCAAGATGCAAACCAGCAGCAATTTAAATGATCTTTCTACAGCCCAAGAGAGCTCGCTATTGCCTCTAATCAATCATGCCTGGGGAGAGCAGTTTGAGGATATGAATAGGATATCCCAAAACTACCCTGGTCTCGACTATGTGCAACCGGGAAAGCGCTTAGGTTTGCAAATGACTGCCACTGCAAGAAAGGTTAAGTATCAGAAAACATTAGACAAACTTCGAAATAATGAGAAGTTAAAGGGTAAGTTTGACGAGATTTGGTTTTTCGTCCTCACGGCTGAACGCCTACCTGATAACGTACGTGAACACCCTGACGATTTTCAGTGCAAATATTTCACATTGTACGACCTAGTCGAAAAGGTAATGGGACAGACTTTAGAATTTCAGCGTGATTTTTTGACCCTTGCCCGGAAAGAATACTCGGATTATTTCTCTCCTGGGGACGTTGCTTTCAATCAGGGGTATTGTGTATCAGAAAACAAGCCGATCCCCTTTGACTTGAGTCTTTTCAACGCGTTAATTCATACTAATGAATGGTTTGATGATGTTGACGAAGGTGAGCAGATCGTATATGAATTTCTAGAACTTTTTAAAAATAGACTGCGTCAATGCACTTTATCTGCTAGAAATCTTTTAAGCAAAATTATCAGTGAGATAAATATACCGAAGAGTACAAGCACGAAAATCGAGTTTCCTGAAAAGCAACTTTTCGGGCCACTAATGATTGACGATACAAACTATCAATCTTTTTCAAAAGACCTTGATGATTTGTTCGAGATGAGTCTTATTGAACGATGGGACAATTATGTTGGAATGTACTATAAGGGTGATGATGCATATATCAAAAATGAACGTATGATCAGCGTGTCATTTCCAAAGATTGAACCCGAAATGAATCTGTATGCGGCGTTATATATCTTTTATGAAAAAAATCATGATATTGCAAAACTTGTGAACGCAATTGAAAATAGTGATTTTTCTCTGCTCGCTGACAGCACTTGCCAAAATAATTAGTTAGTAAAAGGATGCATTTATGCTCTTAGTTACTCACTCTGTTGAATTTATTTTAAGTTATTAATATAGATATGGGCTTATATATCTTTAATAGAAATGACTAGCGTGAAAAATATGGGGCTAACTGGTCTGCCTCTCTTTTGACCAAGACAATTTGCTGGAAAACTTCCGCTCTTGGCACAGAGCGGACTGTCAGATTAGACTTTACTCTGTGCCATAGATATGTAAGCTCCCACCAGAGCTCATACAACTTACTGCGGCATTTCCGGCCATTCAGGATTTGCAGGATCCACACGGCTGACCAGAACACTGTAGCGTTCCCATGCCTCCAGTCGACTGCGCTCCTCATCTGTTGCCATATTCAGCCTGACAGCGCGCTCCAGCGGCAAAATCACGGATTCAGCTTCGGAAAGTAAAGTTGCCTTTTGTGATTCTGCCAGTTGCTGCTGTTCGTCTGCCGTATAAATCCGCTTAATCACGGCACCATCCTTAAACATCCATTTACCTGAGTCATCAGCACGTCGGTTTGCGGTAATATCAGGAACCTCAACAACGCTAAAACCTTCAGGGTTAAGCGTTGAAGCATCTCTGGTGATGCCGACAATTATATTATTCTCGTCGTAAACAATCTTTATCGTGTCTTCCTGAAAATTACTTACTTCCTCATACCATTTTTTTCCGTCTTCAGACCATAACCAGATAACATCAAAATTTTTTGTCAGTTGATATTGGGCAACAGTTTTGGGATTACCCGCAGTAATATTTTTTAAATGCTGCATAAATTACACCTGTGCGACGTTATACCATGTGCCATTAATGTATTTTTGTATTGGTCTGAATACTGCCGGATCATCGCCATCAACTTCGCCGACAATGCCAAGCCCTGTAATTACATGGCCTGATTTCTCATACATCACGCCTTTTTGCATGGTCTGAACAACACGCGTACCCAGGCGAACATCTTTCACATAGCGGGAATCAAAATTTCCGTAATCTGATGGGTTAACACGTCCAGTAACACTCAGACCATGCCCCATTGACACTCCGCCATTAGCGTTATTGATAGTCAGCGGCCTTAAACCGTTCCATGACCCAAATTTATCGCCAGAGGCCGTCAGCATTAAATATGTGCTGCCACCATCATTCCTGATAAAGAATCCATAATTGCCATAAGCAATGCGCAGACCATTAGCACTGAGTGATGTAATTTCACCTCTAGAACGAAGACCATAAGCGGAGCTGAGTGATAATTCTTCCTGAGCGTCATAGTTTCCTGTCGCCCAGCGAATTACCCCGCCCTGTACTGTTTCATGCCAGATAGTGTCTCCTTCTCCACCACGAAACTTTCTGAGATATTTTTTGCCGCCTCTGGTGCCTGAACATAAGGCCGTAGACATATAGGCATTCTGGCTTCCGCCATCCTGATTAATCGTTCCGGTCATTGCGTCGCCCTGACGATTCCAGTCACGACGCCAGCCGGGGGAGTAGCCGTCCCCATGATTAATGTAAGTGAATTGCGCGCTGGTTGTACCGCCACCACTTGATGTTGTCGGCGTGGTCACTCGGATAGTGATTGCAGATTTAGTTCCCATGACCTCGACGACACAACCAGCCAGGTGGATATCACCACATCCGGTATCCGTAATGATTTTGTTATTTGCATATGACCAGGAGCCTTTGCACATCCAGTACGGATGATTAAATGCACCACGGGAATCCAGCCATTCAATAAACTGAGCGGTTGTCCAGTTTCCGGCTTCAGTGCTCAAAGCGCCGCTAAAAGCACGACAGGCACCGATATTTTTCGTGAAGGTATCCTTTCCCGGAATATCCGCACCGTTCTGATCTTTCTGAAGACGTTTTTCAGCATTGTCATAGGCAGACTTCACCGCTTTTGGTGTTGCAGCCAGCGTTTCAGAATCGCTGTTGGTGGCGCTACTGAGCTGGACAAGACCTTTTCGCGCTGTGGTGGCATCCTGTGCAGTGTATTTCCCGTTAGCAAGGTCATACACTGTCTTAACCGCCTTTGGCGTTGCCGCAAGCGTTTCAGAATCGCTGTTGGTGACGCTACTGAGCTGGACAAGGCATTTTCGCGCTGTGGTGGCGTCCTGTGCAGTGTATTTCCCGTTAGCAAGGTCATATGCTGCCTTAACCGCTTTTGGTGTTGCGGCGAGCATTTCAGACGTGCTGTTGGTGGCACTACTGAGCTGGACAAGCCCTTTTCGCGCTGTGGTGGCGTCCTGTGCGGTATATTTCCCGTTAGCAAGGTCATAGGCGGCCTTTACCGCTTTCGGCGTTGCGGCCAGTGTTTCAGACGTGCTGTTGGTCGCGCTGCTTAACTGAGTAAAACCTTTTGCGGTCAGCGAGGCGTCCGGGTGACGTCGTGACTGTTCGTGCTCTGCAATTTTGTCATCAACATAATCCTGCGTTGCCATCACCGTTGTGGTGTCAATGGTCAGCTCCACTGAGGCCACACTGCTGACGATGATGACCATACGGCAGGTCTGCGAACGCCCTGAGCCTTCGGCAAGAGCTGGCTTATAACTTTCGGCCATGTTCGCCACGGCAATTAACGTTCCCGCATCATCGTACAGGCCAAGCTCACGCATCCAGAAACCGCCCACCTCCGGCGGAATAACCAGCTCTGCGATAATATAATTACTGTTTCGTTTGTCCTGGCTGATTTTGTTCAGCGCATGTCGCCAGACTTCATGGATAAGCCCGGTCTGTCCGGCATCCGGGACAGGCAATTTACCCCCGCCATCCCCGACGGCCATCGTGGTAATGTTGACCTTCCGCCCTCCCGGTGCGGTTGCCGCTGCCAGCTTTGCTGCACCGGCAGTGGTGATAACGGTTCTGAATTTTGTGCTCATTATTCCTCACTTATCCGGGGTAAACCGTAATTACATCGCCGTCGTAAGCCACACCACCGGCGAACAGGTAGCCGGGAATGTCCCGGGTAATGTTCAGGCCAATAAGGTGACGGCTTGCAGGTTTGGCATCAGCAATCAGCCGTTCCATTTCCTGATACATTGCCTCTGTGATGCCGCTTTCCAGTACACCAATATCAAGCCGGAAGGTGCCGGGCGGGTCACTGTTTTCCCACCACTCCGTCACGTTGATGAGATAGCCGAGCGGCTCCACCACACGCCGGATTGCACCTATAGTGCCCTTATGACAGTGGATGAAATAGGCATCGCGGATAACGGCGCGTTTTGTCGCTTCCGGCCACTTTTCATCCCACCTGTCGACCGAAAACGCCCACGCCAGCCACGGCAGCAGATTTGCCGGACAGGTGTCCGGGTTCCACAGCTCACGAATACTGACCGGTGTTTTTTCAATTTCCGCACAGGCTTTTGCGGCGGCGACCTCAAGCGGTGATGAGCCGGTCGGCAGCAGTCGCGAATCACTCATCCGAGCCTCCGGTCACGACGCGGTATTCGGTACAGAAAGACGCCTGCGTACTGTTGAGCACGATGTCGGCCAGTGGTGCAGCCAGTTCGACACGCTGCACACCTTCCACATGCAAAGCGGCATAAATGGCAGACAGACGGATGTCGCGCCCCAGCCGGTGCTGTGCCGTGATATATGCTTCCAGTTTTTTCACGGCGGCCGCGCGGATGGGTTCGCTTTCGGGACCAGGGTAAAGGTAAAGCGTGGCGTTTATCTGGTATTCAACAATGGCGGCAGACTGCACGGTCACGCGGTCGGCCACCGGTCTGACGTCCTCGCCATTAAGGGCGTTACGCACCACGGCCAGCAGGTCTTCGGATGCGACGCCGTTATTTTCACGTGACAGCACAGAGATGGTGACGCAGGCCGGAGACGGACTGGTGACAGAGATATCCGCGACGCGCCCGTCGGCACTGCGACCATGATACTGATAGGCACCCACCGACCCGGCGACGCTTAAACCCTCAAACGCCTGCTGAATACGCAGACGATAATCGGTGTCAGACTCCATCACTGCCGGTGTCGGCGGGATGGTCGAATCATCTGCCGGGGTGATAATCAGGCGCGTGGTGTTGTAATTGGCACCAATCACATCAAGGTCATTACCGGCGGCACAGGCCAGCATTACCGCCCGTGCGGCCTCATTCACACGCTGACGCCAGATAAGCTCACGATAAGCATTTTCCTCCAGCAGTTTGAGGAGAGGCTCGGATTCCAGCGTCAGGGTACGGGCAACCGCCTCCTGCTGGTCTTCCGGGTAAAGGGAAATCAGTGTCGCCTTGCGTTCGGCAAGAATGGTTTCAAAGTCCAGCTCCTCGACCACATCCGGTGCGGGTAGCTGGTTCAGGTCGATAATCGGCATGGTTTCAACTCACAGGGATGGTTAACGAAAGTGGCTGGCCAGTGTCGTTGTGCTGGCCGGTTAACGTGACCGTCATTCGCCCGTCAAAACTGCGCTCAGTGGTGACGGATGACAGGGTGACGCGGGGTTCCCATTTCAGCACTGCCATGTAACAGGCGACCTTAATCTGCAACTCAAGCGCCGGAGTCTGCGGCTGGTCAATCATTGACGCCAGCAACGAGCCGTAATCACGACGCATCACCCGTGAGCCGACCGGTGTGCACAGGATATCGCCGATACTCTGGCTGATATGTTCAAGGTCAGTGACAGTCAGGCCATCACTGCGATTCATTCCGAGATAACGCGCTGTCATAGAGGACTCCCGGTTGTGCCGCCGCTGTCGCCGGGGTGTTTATGGGTATGCAGTACCTTACCGTTTGATGAGAGTTCACCGCCGGTGTGTTCAATGTTGCCGCGCATCGTCCCGCCCTTCTGCACTTCCAGCGTGCCGGTAGTCAGCTTGTTAGTGCAGACCACTTCCGGTGTGTCCAGGGTGACGCGGGTTGATGCTTTCACCGTGACCACCGGCACCGTGGCAGTAACAGAATCAGAAGCCGTCACGCTGGCCGTTTTAATTCCGCTTACCGTGAGTACACTGGTTTCAGGTTCATACTCAATCACCGCCCCGTCAGGGAAACGGATATGCAGGGCATCCGCCGACGCAGACGGTGCGGGGTTATCGCCGGAATAAATCCCCGGCAGAACGAACGCCGTGTCGAGTTCACCGCCCACGGCCAGAATCAGCACCTGTTCCCCCACGGAAGGTGCCCACCATGTGCGCGAACGTCCGGCGCGATGAGTCAGCCACTGAAGCCAGTCGGTGCACATGCCGCCGGTCTGCACACGGCAGCGACCGGCATTAAGGTCGGTTTCGACGACAAGGCCGGTGCGGATCATGTTGCGCAGTGCGCGCGCGATTTCCTGAATATTTGCGAGAGTGTTCATAACGGGAAGGATGCCGCCGGGTCATACCGGCGGCAATGTGACGATGAGGTGTCGGGAATGGCACAACTAACGGTCGAGGTGAGCCAGGATAATCTCTTCAATCATCTGCACATCCTCACCGGTAAAGCCGAGCAGAGGACGCGCCGGATAATCAATTTTCTTACCGTCTTTCCGGGTTTCTTCCGACAGACCGAACTGATGCACACTGGCTATTTTCGGTGACTTCCCGCCGTAAAACTCCATTGATGCCTGTTCAGGGCTGGCGCGGATATGCAAAAAACGACTGGTGATAAGTTTCGCAAACATTTTTCGTTTAACGCGACCGGTCTTTTTTCTGGCGCTCTGCTGCTGGCGTGGTGCGTAGGGTGTGCCGTCCGGGGCTTTCTGTGCCATCACCCGGCGCTGCTGACTCTGCCACAGACGTTTCGCCAGTTCGGTACTCAGTCGCCGACGCCCTGACGGTGACAGCGATTCAATCAGTCCGGTCAGCCGGTCTTCAAAACGCTTAAACTCATTCATCCCACTCGCTCACCAGTTCGCCATTGATATAAAGCTCCACCGGGCGGGTGACCGGCTCCGGCGGCGGGGGTTCCGGGATATTCTTCACATGCAGCGCACCGTCAACCTCGCTGACCAGCGTGCGCTCGGTCAGCATCAGACTGATGCTGATATCAAAGCTGCTGTCATTGTTGATGTCTGCATAAAACGTGAAGCCCTTTTTCTGACCTTCGTCAGTGGTCATGATGTCGGGCTGATTTTCCCGCAGCCACGCCAGCACCGGCACGATGAGCAGGTCAAAATCACCGGTAAAGTCGGTCACAATCACATTGAGCGTGTAACGCTTTTCGAACGACAGCGACGTCGCCAGCGTGGAGGCAATACTCCCGTTATCCACGAATATCCGAAGCATCTCTGGACTGGTTTTCAGCACCGTGACGGCATCAGTCAGCGCCCTGCGCAGGCTGTCGGGTTTGAGCATCGTTTTCGTCCTGACAGTGTTTAATCATTTTTACCTGGCTGGCACAGCGCGCCAGCGCGTTCTCAAGCTGCCGGATATCGGCACTTAAATCACCGTTCGTCTCCGGGTCGCTGCCCGGCATCGGGCAAAGACTCACTTTCGGGCAGGCGTTGTGGACAATCACTGGCGTCGGTGCAGGCGGGGCGCTGGTGCAACCGGCGCACAGCATCAGGCAGGTCAGCGCCGTACCAGCGGCGAAAATCTTCGTTTTCATTAAGTAACCTCGTGATGGTTTTCTCGCGCTGTGCTTCACGCTTCGCGGCTTTCTCCAGTTCCTGACGCAGAGCCACCTGCGCCAGCTCGTTTTTGTCTGCCCTGGTGAGCGCAACATGAAGCTGATTTTTCAGCATGGTGATGGTCGTCTGCTGTTCACTGGCGACACTGTTCGCCCTGTCCAGCGAGGCGCGCAGGCTGGCATTTTTATGTTTCACCAGAAACAGACCGGCCACCGCCAGTGATAACAACACAACCAGCACAGTCATCAGCCTTGACATGGTTCCCGCCCCTCAAAACGCTGACAGCAGGCCGTACGTATCAGCCGGAAGAACACCGATGCCACAAGATAAATCAGCGCGGTAAAAATCCACCCGGCAGCGACCAGCGAGATAAACGTCGCCACCACCACTACCAGAGCCACTGCCCGTCTGCGCCACGGCACCGGCTGCAAAAACAGCGACGTGACAATCTTCATGGCCAGCGATTCCGGCGGCAGCTCCCGCCCGTAGCGTTCCAGTACATACTCCGTGGCATACACGCCGACACCACCGGCAACCACACAGATAACCGTCGCCAGAATCGCCCAGGCGGCGACAAAACTGACGGCCACGCTCTGCGGGTAAATCAGGGACAGTGCCAGCATCATCGCCAGCGACACGTTCAGCATCAGTGAAAGGGATAATTTCTTCATGGTGTTTACTCCGTTTAAGCCGGTACGCCGCCGGCGGTACGCCAGACGGTGACCAGTTTTTCCAGTGGATGCTCACGCTGACCGTAACCGGCTCCCGGCAGGGACGCCCAGATATTGCGACAGCGTGAAATGGCGCGCTCAATGCGTCCCTCCCGGATGTCATCCAGTGCACCGCGTTCGCGGATCAACTGAATGGCAAGTCTGTCCTGTGACAACGGACTGAAATCCGGCAGGGCAAGCTGTTTGCGGTAGTGCGGCCAGAACAGGTAAAGCTGCTGATAGCGACCGGAAGCCGTGGATTTTTCACCGCGACGGTTAAACACCTTCGCCGGTCGGCCATGCGCGAACGGGTGGTCACTGTAGTCGGTGAATATTTCCGGCTTTCCGTCCAGTCCGGTGACTATCACGTCATAGCCCCGGTTTTTCGTCAGCGGGTGATTCGCCGTCCCTTCGGACACGGCCAGCATGTCGAGAAAGGCGGCGATATTCTGATGCGTGTTAATTACCGGCATTACGGTTTCCCCCTGCCCTTAAAGCGGCGCTGAATGGCAATCTCAATCACCTGATAACCGGCGATACCCAGCATGGAGCCGATGCCGCACACCGCAGGCAGTGACAGGTCAGGAAACTGCACCAGAACAACACCGGCAACCATCGAGACAAAACCACCGAGCAACATGCGCCCGATAAACAGACGCGGGGTGATGGGTTCACCACCGGCAAGCACCTTGCCGACAACAATCAGCACCCCAATCATGAAAAGCGACAGGACGCTTTTTTCTTCTGCTGTCATGCGTTACTCCCACAGATTGACAGTTTCAGCCACGGGCGCGGTCTGAACGTCGGGCAGTTCGACGGCGGTGCCGTGTGGCAGCACCGCACCCAGTTCAGCCAGTCCCGGATTTGCGGCGAGCACGGTCTCAACCACGCCCTCAGTGCGCCCGTAATACCGGACACAAATGGCGTCGAGCGTGTCGCCCTGTAGCGCAAAGGTCTTCATCAGATTTGACTCACGATGCAGCGCGGCTTGTCCTGGATGCGCGCCACTGCCCAGCGCATATCCCGCCACAGCTCATCAATGGTGCTGTCAATGCTGTCGGCCTTCTTGTCGCCTTTCGCACTGGCATCCACGCCGCGGTAACGCTCATAAAGCGACGCGGTCGCCATCGCACACACGGCGCGCTCGTAGTAAAAAACTTTGATGCTTTCACCGTCGATGTCGTCCGCCGGGACGTCCGCCAGACGCGTAAAACCGGCGGCAATTTTCTGTTCGCGGTACTCGTACAGCTCCGCATTTGTTTCCGCCATGCCTGACTTGATGGCCTCACGCAGACGGGCGGGGGCGACGGTCTGCTCAAGGCGCATACGTTCCCGGACGCGCTTCGGGTCGATATCGGGAAAAAAGAACGTGTTTTTAATCACCGGCTCGTCGCCTGCCGGTTGCGGGATGACCACCGTACCCTCACCGGACACGGGAGCCTCCTTTCGCGGAATAATCAGCGTCATCATGACTACCTCTGAAAAGTCGGGCGGTGGACGCCGGTGCAGTGTCAGGTGATTCACCCTCACTGACCGGCGTGCCGCCCTGGCGCGGGGCGCATTCGGTTGTTAACTGGCTTTCTTTTTCGGGCGTCCACGTTTTGCCGGTGTCACGCTCCGTGTCTTACGCGGGGCGCGGGTGACCGCTTTGGGCTGCGGCTCCGGCTTCGGTTTCAGCTCCCGCTCCAGTCGTTCAATCTCTTTTTTGACGCCTGCCTGACAGTCGAGCTGTGTCGCACGTTGCAGGTGCGCCAGCGCACCGGCGGCATCACCAGCGTCACGCAGAAACAGACCGGTGATTTTGTGCAGCTTTGCGCGCACTTCATCAGGCATGTCAGCCGTGGCGGTCAGTTCGAGGGTCTCCGTCAGCAGGCGGGTATCCACAGACTCACCGGCAGCGTGAGCACGCATGGCCGCGAGCGCCACCTCCTCGGTGAACATGTACGGCGGGGTGCGGCGGTGTTTACCCGGCATGGTCAGACCGTACTTCAGGGCGTAACGGGCAATCTCCAGCGCACCGGCAATATCGCCGGTATCCAGACGCCACAGCATGACCGTCATCAGAATGTCATCCTGTGCGCCTTTGCCCTGCTCCAGCACGCCGTTCACCCACGGCAACCAGAACGGCAGCAGTTCGCGCTTTTTCGCGGCCTTCAGCTCTTTTGAATAAATCGTTTTCAGTGTGCGCTGGTCTGCGGCGAGCTTAACCAGCATCTGCTCATAGACAGTTGCATGTCGCAGCGGGGCGGCTTCCCGCTGCGCGGTCATCGCTGCCGAGACCCGCATCATGTGGCGCTGTGCGGGACTCGTCATCGGTTACGCTCCCGGCTCTGCGGTCGCTTTAGCCGGTGTGGAGAAGTCACCGACCTTGATTTTTTCCACCAGACAACCGGCGGCGTAGTCTTCCACCACGTAATCAATGTTCATTGACTCGTAGTTCTCCACGCGGTCGAGTTTCGGGTTTTCCACAATCACGCGGCGATGGCTGTCATCCATGTAGTAGATGGACAGGTTTTTCAGCTTCGTGATGAGCATCGCATCCGCCGGGAAGTACGGGACGCGTACCGCCGGCAGGTTACCGATGCGTTTCTGGCTGATGATGACGTCAGCGGCCAGCATTTCGCTGTTGTCCTGCTCCTTGTTGACGATGGGGAAATACTTGTCCGCCAGTAGCTGACGCCCCACAATCACCACAAGGTCAGGGTCTTCCTGATACCACGGTTCAATCAGGTTGTTGGTCGCATCCATCACCAGTGCATCGAGGCTGGCATAATCACCGCCCTTGCCCACGCGGATAACCTCAGAGGTGGTGCGGCCTTCCTCGTCAGTGACCTTGCTCATCACGCGCGCCGGGGCTTCATTGCGGTATTTCTGCAGCCAGCCGACCGCCACATCCTGCAGCATCGGATTGCTGCTGCGGTCAGAGGTTTCGGCACGCTTCACGCCGTTAAAACCGGCCATGATGAAATCAAGGGACTGGCGTTTGATAATGGCGTTACGGACACGGAGCTGGAAATCCTGATAACGCGCCCACAGGTCCAGCGTTTTGTAGCGGATATAAAAATCGAAGTTAATCTGGTCGCATTCGTACTTGTTAGACGCCAGCTTCGAGAAGTCCTTCGGCTGACGCTCGGTGCCACCGGCGGTGTCGGTGGTGCTGGCGATGGAGCCGGTGACACCGATGCCAATTTTTTCCCCTTTCATTTCGCTGACCGGCACAATATTGATGCGGGTCAGAAAGTCAGAGGACTCCTGCATGGTGTTCATCAGGGTCTGGGTGACCGACGGTTCAACGGTGAATTTTTTCGACACATCACCGGCGTCGATGCCGTTCAGTTCGGCAACACGGGACAGGTAGGCATTAAATTTAAAGCGGGTTTCCTGGCGCATAGTTTTTCCTGAAATTAAGAGTTAATCGTGAAGGTTTTCCCGGACTGACTGACGCCGGTCAGCAGTTCGTCATCAGGGCATCACCGCCACCGCCGGTGGCCTTGCTGCGGCGCTGCTGGGTCAGACTTTCGGTGCTGTCGAGACTGTTTTTCAGGCGGGTGAATGCCTGGCTGGTTTCATCCGCCCTGTCAGTCACATCCTGCTTAAGTGCGGAAAAAGCGGTTTCCATCTCAGCGAGGCGCTGCTCAGTGGCACTCAGTTTTTCCTGCACATGTTCAGCAACAGCGGTCACCGCTTCATGCACATCATTCAGACGGGCGTCATCGCTGGCCTGTTTGCGGCTAAAAATGGATTTCACCTTTTCGGTCAGGGCGGTGAACACGGTTTCAGGCAGGTCTTCAAATTCCAGCTCAACAGGCGTTGCCACTGAAATCAGGTTTTCAGGGCTTAATTTGAAGCGGTTCAGGGGGTTGTGTTTTGCCGTGCGGCAGAATTCCAGGTATTCCGTGCCGAGGCTTGCCGGGTCATCGGTGACGGCCAGCCCCACCAGATAACATTTGCCGGTGTTGGCAAAGTTCGGCTGAATTTCCATTGAGGTGTAGACCTTCTGCGCGGCCTTGTTCATCGCGATAAGGTCATCGGTCGGGGTGATTTTCGCAAACAGCGCCCATTTGCCTTTCAGCGCCGAATCATCGTCAATCTTTTCGGCCTTCAGTTCGACCACATCGCCATAACGCTTAAAAATACCGTCAGGCAGGATGCCGCGCAGATGTTCCAGGTTAATGCGGCAACCATAGACTCGCGGGTCAAAGGTTTCGGCCAT